TTCGGGTCAGGCTTGTAAATGCCGGGATCCTGATTCATGGTTTCGCGGCGAACGGCATCCTCGGTGCGTGGAATCTTCCGCCCGGTAGCAGACTCAAACCGTGCGGCCTGAACCTCGGAACGCTGATCCTGCAACGCTGTCGGTCGAGTGAAACGATCCGGGTCTTGGTACGGCGTTAGCCTGCCAGCGCTATCAACCCTGATGGTGTCGTCAGCACCCGGCGAGCGGTCACGGGCACGCAACTGCGTACGCATCGTGGCGAGAATGTCGTCAATGCGCCTCTCGTTACCTGCACCAGTTTTCTTGTCCTTGAACGCGACAGATGCGCCGGAACCCGTGCCCTCTTCCATGCCCTGAGTTGTGACAGAGGTGGCTTGACGACGCTGCTTGCGGCGACGGGAAACAAAGTCAGAAACCTGGCTGCGATCAACGCCGACAACATCAGTTTCCTGCTGCTCGGCAGCCTTCTGCTCGTCGCGCTTGGCCTTGCTCTTGGCCCGGTCGCCCTGCGCTACAACCGCCTTCTCTTCGCCAGACTTCTCTGACTCCGACTTCTTCATTTGCCGGTCGGTGTCGGTCGCAGCCTTACCGCGCCCCTCCGTCAAACGATCAGGCGTGGCCTGCACAACCTTGTCGTTCGGGTTGGCCTCATTCCAGGCACGAACATTCTGCTGCCACTTACTGACAGCGCGGGAATGTGAAGAAGCGTGCTTGTAGTTGTCGCGGTTTGGAGGGTTCTCCGGTGGCTTCGACTTCGGAACCTTTACCTCGGCAGTACCCGTTGCCTTGTTTGGGGTCTTACGCCCAACGGCTTCGTTCGCGGCCTTCTGACCAGCCTCACCGACAGCCTCACCGACGGTCTGCTTTAGACCGGCTTTCTCGGCAACCTTCTTGCCGCCCTTGGCGACAGCGCCAGCAGCCTTGCCGACACCCTTAGCGCCAGGAAGGGGAACAGCGCCAGCAGTAATAATGGCAGCACCCAAACCGGGTGAAATGTCTCCACGCTCAACTGCGTCGAGTGTTTCCTGTTCGCCTAGCCAGCCGTACAACTGCTCCGCAGCGCGTGACCACGTATCCCTCTTGCTCTTCGCGGGGAGGATCTTGTCGAGATCCTGCTGCAAGCGAGCCTGGGCCGCACCCCCACCACCGGGTCCAAATGTCGGAGTCGATGATGACGAATAAGTGCGGTCTTTCTCTGGCTTGCGAGTTGTAAAAGAGGGCCGTTCCCGCCTGCTTTTCGCGGTGTACGTTCTGTTGGGTGGTTCTCCCCTAGCCATATTTTCCTAACTACGCTTTGCCGCCCATTCGCGGGAGGAGCGAATCTTGGCTGCTTGCGCCTTCTTCTTGGCTATCATCCCTTTACGCGCAGCCGCTCGCTCGATGTCGCGTTCCATCTCCGCTGGTGTTTTTTCGCGACGCTTCGGGGCTACCTTCGGTGCGGCTTTTTTGACCGCCTTCTTGACTGGGTATTTGGTGACTGGCCTCTTTTTGGGGCCGCCAGGCCGCGCCGTTTGTGAGGGCTTCTTGACTACCTTGACGTTGCTCTTCGGGAACTGCGACTTAGTTGCAGTCTTACCAGCCTGCGACCGAGCCAGGCCCCTCAGCAAGTTTGCGATTGCGTATCCAAGTGATCCACCCTCTTGAACTTGGCCTGGGGTAAATACGTCGTTGTAGTTCTTGGAGCGATTAGGTGGCTCGCCTTTCATCTTTGCCATTAGTAAGGCTTCTTCCTCTGCTGATCCTCAATCAACTTGCCAAGAGCGCCGGGGTTACGGGCCATGCCCTTTGCCTTCGCCGTTGTTTCACCCTTGATGCGCTTGGCGTTAGCAACGCGCTTGCGGAAACCACGAGCGTCGTCCTTGAGGATTTCCTTCTTGGCGTTCTTCTTCTTACGCCGAGTGGCCATTACTTGCTTTGCGTAATCGCCCATGACTACTTGAGTTTCTTGCCGCCAGCGCCGACACCCTTCGGGTGCGAACCCTTGTGAACCTGACCTCCGCCGACGACACCGCCGCCGTTCTTCTTCGGCATGATCGGCTGACCAACGGGGGCCTTGCCGGGCTTGCCCTGCTTTCCAAATGCCATTTCTTCTCCTTATGCGGGGACTTGCCGAACCACTCGGCCAGCAAGTACGGGGTTGCCCGACCCTGTAAGTCCGGCAAGTAACTGCTGCATCGGTGGCGGACCCTGCTCCATGCCGGGCATCGCGCCACCAGGCTGCATTTCGGGCTGCATTCCGCCCATTTGTTGTTCTTCTTCGGGATTTTCTGGTTCTTCGGGCTTCTCAAATGCTTTCGCCACCGCATCTTCCAGCGGTGTGCCCTTCTTGCGTTCGTTGATGACCATCGCCATCTTCTCGATGACCTCAATCGGGTCTTGCCCCTGCGTCACCATCTGCGGAACAGCAGCAGCAAGCGCCGAAACGCCCGCCTTGAGAGCGTCACGCATCTCTTCCATGTCAATAGCACGCTCTTCTTCGGCGGCATTCATGGTTATTGGCAGGTTTCGGCGGGTGAAGCCGCGAGAAATCAACTTGTCGCCGCGTGCCTGCAACGCAAACACCAGCGCACGGTTCGGGTCAAGTCCCGCCATCAGGCCGTACTCGATGTTCAGCCCATAGTTACCGGCAATGTCGGTAGATGGGCGATACTTCAACTTGTACGGGACACCATTGGCGCTGCCGGACACCTCACGCTGCGTGTCAGCGAAGTAAGCCTCGTCCGTGGCGAGCGCGATACTCAACGCTTCACCGAGAGCATCACCCAGGATCGACTGCGCGGTCTTGATCTGCCCATCGAAGCCAGCCATGAGCGCTTTCACACCCTGGCCGGTGACAATCGAGGAATCCATCTGACCCGTTCGGGCCTCAGGGAAACGAGTACCGAACTTCAACTCGTCCGACAGAATGTTGTTCTCCGCGAACGCATACTGTGGAACGTCCAGGGGAACGCGCCGAATCTTTTCGGGGCTGTTCGACCGGATAACCGAGTCAGGACCGATGCTCAACTGGGTCACATCTTGCGGCAAAGCCAGCGGAGACTCGACACTCTTCTGCGTGGCCTCCATCATCAGCAGCGCGAGTCGCGCCTTCGCCGCGTACACCGGAAGAACGTCATCGAACTGCCCCCGGTTCTCCCCATCGAGGGACGGGCGCTGCGCGATAGCGACCGGGACGCGCCCGAGAATGTTTGACGTTTTCGCGAGCGTCAGCCCTTCCCGCTCAGGCAGGAACATGACGCTGTTGTCCTTGTCGTACCAGCGAACAACCTCAAGGAAGTTGGATTCGTCGGTGCTACCAAACATGCCCCGCTTGAGGATCTTGTCTGCGTACTCAGGGAACATCGCAGCCAAGTCACCTGCCTTGCGGCGGAACAGGTGAGCGTAGGCCAGCACATTCCCGAACCGATCAATGTCGAAATACGCACCCTCGCACGACTCCACATGAATGTGGGGGCGGGTTTCTGCGAAGTTGGGTTCCACGCGAAGGGGAACGAACCCGTAGGTGACAAGTTGATCGGCTGCGCGGATCAGATTCACACCCAAGCGGGAAGCCGAAACGTAATAGTTAGCGATCTTTGTGCGCTTGTCCGCTTTCGACCGGGCAGCATCGTCCAATGCTGAATCACCGGCAGCAGTAATGGTGGGGATAACCCCGATCTGCTCGGACAAGTCCTTAGCAACAACGTCGATCAGGTTCGCAACAATCGGACGCGACCACATTCCCTCAGGGAACAAACCAGGGAACACCTGCTCGGCGTGCCCGGCACGAATGAGCGCCACTTCACGCATTCGCTTATCGCGTTCCGCGTTCCTTTTGCGGATCGCGTCGAAGCGTTGAGCGTAACCGCTCACCCGCTCACCTCCTACACTCGTGCGAACTGCTGCGATGCAGCCAGATCGTCAAGATTGATGACATACCGTGAATCAACATCTCCGCGAGAAGCGAACTCGTTCTTCACGAACTTTGATACGCCAGACGATTGGTACAGAACTTCGCGGGCGACGATCTCGCAGAACCACAGCGCCATCACCGTGTCCATCTTCAAGTTCTTCCCGCGAACACCCGGCTGCCAAGTAACCAACTGCTCGATCAGTTTCTTCACATGCTCACTTCGTGAAGAATCCGGCAACTCGATCAGGTTGTCGCCAGCGTGCTTGGTGGACTCCTGGCCCTCCCGCTTGATTTTTGTGCCAAACAGGGGGGCCAGGGATGCAACACCAAACTCAGGGTCGGTCTTGTTGTTGTTCGTGTGATGGGGTCGGTACGCAATACCCCTCGATGCGAGGTAACTGCGGATCTCTTCGTCCTGAGTCAAGAACAACTGGAAAGCGTTCGACTCAACAATCACCGTGTGAGGCTTGTACGCCTCCGACCACTCCTTGATAAGCGAGCGGATAGCCGCAGGAGTCGGTGCGGTCATCACATGAACATCCATCACGTACCGCTTGTTCGTGCGCCGATCCACGGCATACGCAACAGCGGCAGTATCCCCCGACATCGCCGGGTCCAAGCCGATCACCTTGTAGAAATTCTGCGAATCCTTCGGGTGACCTGTCGCGCCAGACACCAACGCCCCCGGCTTCCTCATTCCATTGACTGCGCCTCTGACGCATACCGGGTCGAAGATGGCATCCTCGGCAACATCGAGGTTCTGGTACACCAGCGACCATTTGCCAGGACCAACCTCGTTACGAACAGCGTTCAAGCGTGGACCAGACCAACGCTCAAACAATCCGTCAGCGTCAGGCTCATCAGCCTCCGCCAACTGCTGCTCACTCTTAGGCCACAACGTGACCCAATCAGCCGTGTCCGGTTTGTAATCCAGCACGGCAGGCATAGCAAGATACGTCCACGGAATCGCCCCGTCGGTGTAATGCTCGGGATTCCGCAGTTCCTTGTACAAGTCAATCGGGGCAACCCGCGTGCCCACCACCAGCAGTTGACCGCCCCCCGGTGGAAGCCGCGACGCGACCTCCTGGCGAATCCAATCCATCTGCTTGGGCCACTCCCCCACATTGGAAAGCGTCACAACGTCATCGAGGACGATCAGGCTCGCACGCGAACCATAGATCTGACCTCCCATCCCGAGAGCCTCAACGGTCGGATCCTTCTCGCCGGAGTCTCGGGCATCCCCACCCAAATAGATCTTGTTCGCTGCCCATTGGTCGGCGGTAGCCCGGTACCCGTCAGCCGGGCCGAACGCCACCTGCAAGTCTGCATACTTCGGGTGGGTCAAACGCTGCTTGATCGCGTACAGGAACTTCTTCGCCTGCTCCTGGGTCTTGGACACCACCAGGACGTTGATGTTCGGATCCTTCGCAATCCGATACGTCACATAGTTGATCGTCACCGTCATCGACTTGGCGTGGTTCGGGGGCACATTCACCAGCAGACGGGCCAGCCCCGCTGTGCCCGGCTCGTAGATCATCTGCTCGGGCAGCCACTCAGGTTCCCGGCCTTCCAGCAGATCCACCACATTCTGCATATGCGGCCACACCCGAGTGCCCAGGTACTTCTCCGAAAACTCAGAAAAGCCGATGTCCGAATTGCGGGCAGCCGAGGCAGCGTCAGACTGCCGAAGGCGCACCCCGTCAATCAACGCGGAGAAACCCTCAGCCTCACGCCGCTGCGCGTCGTACCACGACCGCGAGCGGCCAACAACCTTAAGTGCGTCAGTAATCGTCCGGCCCTGCCGGACCAGATTTATCAGTTCCTTACGAGCCTCGTCCGCGCTCACGCGGCGGCGAGGCGAAGAATCCATCGACATACAACCCCCACAGAGGAATCACAGAGTCCAAAATCCAGGGGGGCCGCTGGATAGACCTCTCCCACTCAATCCCATTGATTCACGAACGTTTCCGAGGCGAAGCCTCTCCAACGTTTTTTTCTTCTCTACTAATAGAGAGGGCTTGAAAATGGGGTGATTTCAACCCCCCAACCCCAACTTTTTTTGCAAGATGTCCAGAATGCCCCCATTTGTAGGCAAAAATATTTGAGAGGACAGGGGGTATGGGGGGTGGGGGCCAGGTTTACAAACCTGGGGTCAGGGGTGGGCAGGCTTGTCGCCGGACGCGGACTTGCAGCATTATCCACGCACCGATTGCCATGCCGCACGCGCCCACGGGCGCGGCACGCCCGCGCCGACGGGAGGCCGGAGGCCGACTGTCCATAGTACGGATCGTCAGATGCTAACTCTAATGCAACATGTATGGGTAGATGTTAGACTTGTTGTGTCAGGCAAAGGCTGTCTGACATATTGCGAAAGGGGTTGGCATGGTTGCCACCACTCTTACCGCGACGGGCGAGGTGCTTGATCGCATCACCCGTCATGCGTATCGCGAGGACATCATTGCCCTCGCTGGCACGTACCTCCGCGAGTTGGACGACTTCCCTTCGGAGCCGGACGACATGCACGACGACGATTGGTACGTCACCCATTGGGTACTGCTCGACATCTACGAGTCGGGCTTCATCACTAAGAGCGACTACGTGCGCTACGAGCGCGAGGTGGACGAGTTCCGCTTCGCGGACTTCATGCGTTGCATGAATGGCCTTGATTGCGATTGCGAGTAGATATGACCGATACGACGATTGCGCCACCTACGGTGGCTTGTGATTACTGCGGTGGCTCTTTCGAGGAGTCCAGCCTGATGGATACGGGCTATCGGCAGTTGTGTGATGACTGCTACGGGCACAACGTGTGGGGCTGTGATTACTGCGGCGACTACTTCGATGACGTGCACGAGATCGGTTACGACGTGGACGGCTGCTACACGTATTGCGATTCGTGCGCTGATAGGCACGCCTCCTACTGCGAGTCGTGTGACTCGTACCACACGGACGGGCCTTGCGATAGCGGCTATCTGTCGGGCTTGGAGGACTACTCGTACAAGCCTGCGCCGTACTTCCACGGTGGCTCTGCGTCGTGGCTGTACTTCGGTGCGGAGATCGAGATGGAGTCTAGGAATGGCGGCGGACAGGAAGCGCTCGACCACTTCATGAACGAGTTCGACCGCGACGAGTTCTACTACAAGTCGGACGGCTCGCTCATGTCCGACGACTCCTTTGAGATGGTGTCTCACCCGCGCACCCTGGACTCGTGGCAGGCTTTGCTGCCCCGATTGCAGGATACTATGCAGCGTGCGCGTAATCTGGGTATGCGCTCGTGGAATACTGATACGTGCGGTATCCACATTCACATTGACTCGCGTGCCTTCGGTGGCTCGTCGGCTCACTTGTACCGCTTCACGCAGTTCATCTACCGCAATCCCGCAGAGATGCACCGCCTGGCGGGACGGGGCAGCGTGCATTACGCGGAGTTCATGGGCGACTACTCGCGTCGTGTGACCTTGCCTCGCGACATCAAGGATCGCAAGCGTTACGGAGGTGCGGGTGACCGCTACCTAGCCGTCAATCTCCAGAACCGTAAGACGGTGGAGGTTCGCATGTTCCGTGGCTCGCTCAAGCCTGAGCGACTCATCGCGAACATCGAGTTCCTCCACGCTCTCGTGTCCTACACGCGGGACATGACCACCCAACAGGCTTTCGCAGGCGGCATGAAGTTCGACGTGTTCGCCCACTACGCGCTGATGCAGCGCGACACCTACCCCCACTTGGCGGCACTCATCGCCGACAAGTTCGACATGGCTTCGGCCTAGAAGGGAGCACCCTATGTGCCTACTTGCTTACTGTGACCACGACGCTACCCCTGACTACGCAGGCTTGGAGGTTGCGTGCATCAACAATCCCGACGGTTTCGGTTGGGCTGTCCATCTCGGCGACCGCATCATCACGGGCCGGGCGATGGATCACACCGTTGCGTTGGAGACTTACGAGCAGGCTCTCGCCGATAACCCTGGCTGCGCGTCCATGTTCCATGCACGCTACGCAACGCACGGCACTACCGACCTAGCCAACTGCCACCCGTTCACCGTTGGCGGCAGCAAGGGCACGGTGCTTGCCCATAACGGCATCATCTCCGCTGCCCCACGGGAGAAGGACCGCAGCGATACTCGCTGGTTCGCTGAGGTGGAGTTGCCCCGCCGTGGCCTGCATGTGCTGGACAAGGCTAAGAACTGGCGCAAGTTAGAGCAGTTCCTCGGCTCCAAGGTGATCGTGTTCACCACCGAAGAGTCACTCAAGTACGACATCTACCTGCTCAACGAGCACATGGGCGACTGGGTGGACGGTATCTGGTGGAGCAATGACTCGTACCAGGCTGTCTACTGGCAGCCGTCCAGCCTCGGTGCGTACGGTGCGCTGTCTGCACACTCGGTCATCGAGCATGACTTTGACGGGCGCGATGTGTGCCCGGCGTGTGCCACCTACCTCACTCATGACGAGGCCAAGGTGTTCGGCTACTGCCTGACATGCGAGACATGCCTGGATTGTGGCGACGAGTTCGGCCTGTGCCTGTGCTACCAGAGCAAGGAGTCCACGCTCACGTACGGCTTCGGCTGGGACGACGAGGACATGAGTGCGGTGGCGGAGGCTGCCGTGACCGGCATCAACAACAAGTAATGTATGCAGGATACTATCCAACAAGAAAGCGAGGTGCTATGAGCGACATCACTACCCGGATTGGTGCTCTCTTAGCCAAGGCAGAGAGCACAACCAACGACATTGAGCGCGATACCTACATCGCTAAGGCTCAGGAGTTGGCAACCAAGTACGCAATCGACATGGAGTTGGCACGCCTGGAAGCAGGCGGTCAGCCCAGGAAGGAGCAGCCCGAGGCACGACGAGTGCACTTGTTCGATTGGAATGACCGCAGCCAGACACGGGCATTCTTTGTCAACCTCTACATGGCAATCGGCAGGGCTAACAGCGTCAAGTTCCTGATCGACCGTGACTCACGGTACGTGGTGGCACATGGCTTCCCGTCGGACATCGACATCACGACGCAGATGTACCAGTCGCTGTCGTTGCAGATGGTGTCCGCTGCCGAGCGTTACCTCAAAGGTGACGACTGGCGTGACCGTGACTACTTCATCGACCGCATGGGTGAGGTGCGCACCATGACTAAGCGCACGGCACGGCGCTCGTTTTACGAGGGCTTCACTCGTGTCATCGGTGAGCGCTGCCGTGATGCGGCACGCAACATCGAGAAAGAAACATTCGATGTGAGTGGTGAGTCCACGACAGGTGCGCTCGTCCTTGCGGACAGGCGCAGCGAGGTGGATCAGTTCTACGCCTCCGTCCCGAAGGGGCGTGGGTCATGGCGTGGTGGTGGTGCTGGTGTTGGTGGTGCTGCCCGTAACGCAGGCCAAGAGGCAGGCCGTCGTGCCTCACTCGGTAACAGTCAATCAGTCAGCGGTGGTCGAACCGCAATCAACAACTAAGGAGAAGCACATGGGTTACTACATCAATCTACGTCGGGCAGAGTTCTCTATCCCTGAGACTGGCGAGGTATTGCAGGTTCTCAAGGACGCTAACTGGAAGTTCCATGACTGGAAGCGTGGCGGTTCGTTCGGTGGCAACAGGGAAGATCTCAAGTGGTTCTCGTGGATGCCAGCGAAATACGACCAGACGGTGACATCGGTAGCCGAGGTGTTCATTCTTCTCGGCTTCGATGTGCATTCCCACGATGGCATGGTCGAACTCGTTGGGTATGACAGTAAGGCAGGGCAAGAGGATCTGTTCATTGCCCTGGTTGCACCGTTCGTGGAAGAGGGATCGTTCATGGAGTGGGACGGTGAGGACGGTGCTGGCTGGCGGCACGAGGTGGTCGATGGCAAGTTGACTATCGCCGAACGTGAGCACACCTACGGCAAGCAGGTTCCGTACACGCTGGTCGCATATGAACTAGGTGAGCGGGACGAGAACGGCGATTACAGCAACAGCAAGTGGCTGCATTGCGACCCGTATTCCA